TATTCATCCTGAGCAGTATGCATAATGCTCAAGTTCTGCTTTACTAACACGAGAATTTCCTGTTCTGTCATACTCTTACTCCTTCAAAAGAATCACCCCGACCTCATATGAAGCCGGGGTGAAGTGATTAACCGTTGTTTGCTGTATCAGCAGCGAAGGTCATAGTTGCGGATGGGGTTGCACCGTTGATACCGATTGCAACGAATCCCTTAGCGATAACCGGAAGACCATCGTAGCGAGCAGTGCCCTTGAATACGGTGTTGTCCTGGATGAACTGAGCGTGCTCGGACTGTCCAATAGTGGTTCCTTCACGCTCTGCTAACAGGTACAAATCTCCGTATCCACCGATGATTACATCGTCCTGAACAAAGTCAAGAACTACGATGTCACCACCGATAACCGGCATAGTAGCCTGAACACCAGCAACTACAGCACCAGCTGCATTGAATCCTAAGGACTCAGCTACAACCTTCTTGTAGGTCTTGTCGTTCATTGCCCAGAACTGAGTACCGCGAGAGTACTTACCGCTTGCTGCGCCGGAATCAACAATCAACTCCTTGAAGAATGCAGTGCCGGTCTTGTTTGCTGCAATGGAAAGAACGTTGGACGCATGCAAGTCTTCCCACGGAATGGTGGAAGTATCGCTTGCTGGCTGCTCGGTCTCAACGAGACGAGTAATGATACCCTTAGGCATCTTGGTGCCGGTTCCGTAAAGGATAGCCTTATCCAATGCCAAGCCGATAGCCTGTCCCAATGCAGTGATGATCTCGGTAGCGAGATTGATGTCGGAATCTTCAAGAGTTGCGTTGCAGATAGCGATGTATCCGCCAACCTTGTATCCGTCAACCTCTACTCCGCCGAAGCTCAGGTCTAACTCATTGAGATTTGCGCACATCTCAGTCCATACTGCCTCTGGAATCACTCCCATAACAGTCTGACGAGCCTTGCCATTAACCGGCTTCAGATTAACGCGGTTGATTAACTTGGAATATCTCTCGATATTCTCGCGAATCAAGCTGAGAACCTCAGTAGGGATGAGTAAGTCTGCACCGGATACGGAACGATTCTGTCCCTTCATCTGACGCATTCTTTCCAGGAATCCCTTAACGTTCTCGTTTGCGAAGAACGCATCACGCTCTTCGTGAGTCATATTGAAGAACTTACGTGTTTCCATGTTTTTGGTCTCCTTTCGAACCTCTTCTGGTGTTGGTACCGGAGCCTTTGCTCTGGCCTGATCTACTTCCTTCTGCGCCTCTTCTGCTGCAGCAAGGTCAGCCTCTAACTGGCGAACCTCTGCATCAAGGTTGGCTTCCTTCTCTTCGAATTCCTTCTTCTCAGCTTCGAACTTCTCTACTTCTCCCTCGACAGCTGCCTTCTCTTCGTCGGTGTTAGCTTCATTGATAGCCTCTTCCAACTCAGCTTCGCGCTTCTCGAAGTCATTAGCTGCTCTCAGCTCTTCCAAGGACTTGCGTGCTTCGTCTAATCTCTTACGAAGCATAAGTGCTCGTAATGCCATGATTACTTACCTCCTCTTAATTTCTGAACCATTGAATTTCTCCATGCTTCCGTCTGGCGTGTCTGGATCTGCTCTAAGTCATGCTTACGAGCTACGACAGCCGTGGACTCATAGGCTGGGAATGTAACTACAGATACTTCGTAGAGCTTGACCTTCTTAATCGTCCAATGAACCTCACCGGATGCGAGTACTTCGTATTCCTCGTCCAGAATGTCGAACCCGAAGGAGCACTGATTCACATCGCCTCGCTGAACTCTCGCATAGAGATTCATAGCGTCCTGGTCGTTCGGATTGACCTCAACGCGTCCGAATAATCCATGCTCGTCCACACGAAGCTCTAACGTGCCAGCAGTGGTCCGTCCGAGAACGAGTCTCGTTTCATGGTCGATAAGAGCCCGGATGTCATCCAGGAGCGCACCATCGAATGCTCCCGGAGCAACTGACTCGGTCGCCCCATCGAAAATCTCATAGTTGCTATTGAATACTGCGAAATAGCCCTCGATGTAGAGCTTTCCATCAGCTTCCCGCGTGTTAAATTTGGACTCGATGCTTCGAGTCTGTCTAATATCTCTTCCTTCCATCACTCTTCCTCCTGTTGGATTAGCTTCTTCTGCTGACCACTCATATCTGTTGGGATGTAGTTCTCCAGAACTCTCAATTCATCAAGTCCCTCTCTAGGACTTAATCCAATACGATCGCGTGTCTCGTTGCCGTCCACGAATCCGCGGTCAGATAACTTGCAGTAGATGTCCGCGATTGTATTGAGGTCATAGTCATATAGGCTGAGGATGTTGAACTTCCAGTACCACTTCGGTGATAAAATAAGCTTCTTCGTCATCTCCTGTTCCAACTCCCGAACAATCGGAAGAATCTTGGAAGAGATGAATGAATTCCACTGCTTCTGGTTGTAATCTCCAATGCCCAAAACAAAAGGCGGAACTCCGATGAGCGCCGCCACTGTCCTCTTATCAAGTTGTACAGTCTCATTGATAGCAAGGTCTGACAGTGTTAATGGCTTCACCTGTTCAATTGAGATTGCATCTGCCGGAACAACCCACGGCTGTCCGGCTTCGTTGGTATCAATGTATTCGTCGATGAGCTTGGCGCGTCCTTCCTTACTGGAGAACTCATCAATAAGTCCATCGACCTTCACAATTACGGAAGGCTTCCACTTGGATTCCATGAATGCCTTCTCTGTATGCTTTGCCTGTGCAAGAATCTTCACGACATCGCTCAGAGCTACATCCACTCCAGTACCCTTCCATGGGTAATTCTTATCTGGATTCCATACGAAGTGGAGCAAATCTTCTGGGTCGAATTGCTGGCCATCAATCTCTACGATGTATCGATATCCAGTAGACTGAATAAAGCTCACTCTGTATGGAGCAATCGGCTCCAATGACTGGATAATTCCACCGTGTGTATGCGGCAATACCACCGAATTGCCACGGCCATGCAGCAGCAGATTCATCACGATGACATCCATCCAATGCTTCCGGGTCATCGTCGGAATCGGGTCGATGTCTACCTTCCGAGATAGCTCGTTCTTGATTCGAACGTCGCCATTCTCCTTATTCTCCATGAGATGAATCGTCATGGATGAAATCAGGTCGGCAATGACTCGACATGCTGCAACCACTTCCGGGTTCTTATCAAGGGATACATAACCAGGAATGCACAGGTCCTCATACGCCTGACTGGTAAGCAAGTAACCCACAGATGGCTGAGGCGTGCTCTGATTTGTTCTCTTCTGTTGACTTCTTTTTCTCTTGCTCATTCTTAATCTCCAAACCAACTCTTGGCTTTGTTCTGTTTCTCAAGGTTAGCCAGATACCGAACACATGCGAACACGGACGCATCGAACAGGTCGATTCGAAGGTTCGGCATGACCTTCTCATACTGCATCATGTCGTCCGTCTTCTCGATGCCTCGAACGTTCGCAACGCAGTACTCGTAAGCCTCCGAGTGCATGTAATACAGCTCGCCATCCTTGGCAGCTTTCTCGATGTACCGGAAGCCCTCCGACTTGATGTAGTAGTACTGCGGCTGATCTATGATGTTGAACTTCTTGTTCTTCATCTCCATGAAATACTCACGAGCGAACTTGCGGTCATGACCGACTTGCTGAATCTTGAAGCCACGCTTTCGCATGTCAACGAACCAATTCACGACATCGGATACATTTACCGTCGGACTGTTGCACATCGTAAGCCATCCGTCTTCTTCCCAGCCAAACAATGGGATGTTATCCTCGTCCGCCTTCTTCGCGGCGGCTGTCCTTGGGAAGAATGCATGCGAAATGATGATGTTCACTCCGTTGTAGTGACCAAACAGCACTGCGGCCGTTAAGTCGTGGAGCTTGGACAGGTCGGCGCCGCCGTACCACTTGATAGGCAGCTTTGCCAGTTCATCCAGCGTCCATGAGTACTTCCTGTCGGAATCCTTAAATTCCTTCAGGTCGAAGTATGCATCCATTGCGGATGTGTATATATTCAGCGACCTGGAGAGGAAGTCCTTCCTCTGCTGCGGGTCGTTCTGAGCTTGTCTTGCATCGTTGAGCATATCCTCCGGCCGGATAGTTACGCCGTAATTTGGATTCGCCTTCATGTGCTGCTCTGGATTCAGGTAATCAACATTACCCTTCTCGTCCTGATCCGCACGAGCAACGAATGCGAAAAAGGAATCATCCTTCACCACACCGGTTGCTACCTTGCAAGCGTAATCCATACGACGGTAGCCGAATGAATTCTCATTATCACCGGCTGTTGTAATACCTATCATCAGCTTGTTGGTGTACGCCTTCATCGCTTCCTTGAATCGGTTGTACTGTGCCGGTCGCCTGTATGCTGCAACCTCGTCGGCAATAGCGAAGTTACAGTTGAATGAGTCCTGACTGTCCGGGTTGGAAGCCAGTGCAATGATTTCAATCGAGCCATCAGGGTTGCCATCAGCATCCTTGAACTCATACTTGATAGAGTGGTCGAATGAGTTGTCATGCACGTTGAACTCATTGATGATGCCCTGAATCCTTAGCGACTCCGTTAAGAAGTGGAAGGATTCTAGGGCCTGTTTCAATGCATTCGCAATGATGTAGCACTTGGAACCGGAGCGGCGTTGAATAATCGATACCGCCCAGGCTAATCCGGCTACGAATGTTGTCTTTCCATTCTTACGGCCAAGCATGATGAACGCTTCGGTGAATCGACGCTGTTGCGTACCCTTCCACCAGAAGCCGAGAATGTTGCAAGTGATGAATATCTGGAACGGCTCCAAGATAAGCTTCTCACCTCGGAGCGGCGTTCCATCTAAGCGCTCCCCTTGGCTATGAACCATGGTGCACTCAATGATATTTATTGCCAGGTCGGGGTCTTTGTCCCGGTACTCTAAGTCGTCACGCTTCAGATCATCGAGGAATCTCATGCACGCTGCAATCACTTCCGCTCCGGCTATGATGCGATGCTCAATTACTGCGTTCGCATAATTGATGGCGACTTCTTTGTGACTCTTGGCTTTTCTAGCCACCTATCTTACCCAGTAGGTCACTGAAGCTTGGCTTGTCATCAGACTTCAGTGCATCATCTTTCAATTTCTTTAAGCCCGCCGGAGTAAGGCCGAGCTCTCGCCAATATGCAAGAGCTGATTTGTTAAGGTCATCCCAGAGCGTAAGCCCCGGGTTCTTCACCCTGTTGGTAGAGCCGCCCTTGTTCGTGTATTCCACGATAGGACCTTCGCCGGAAGCTTCGTAAGCCTTCAGAGCTTCATCTCGCTTCTCCAGGATGCTTGCCAGCGCAGCAATCACGCTGTCGAAACACGGCTTGTATGTTCCGGCTTCTTTGGTAGCCGACTCTATTCTCTTCTTCCATGTCTCGCTCTTCACGTTGCTCCACTCCTTTTTCTGAAATCAAAAAACGTGCCGAATATCGACACGAATTTTTGCTGGTGTTCAAAGAATCAAATATAAGGAAGTCGGGTCCGTTGACCCTAAACTTTGAAATTTCACCGTGTATATAATTATTTACCCTCGCCACTAGAAGCCGCGTGGTTGACAGATTTTTAGACCCGGGCGGGTACCTATGCGAACTGACTCGCTTGTCCTCGCCACTGGACGCCTTCATGAATCTCTGTCTTGTCTGGGAAGCACCAAGAGAACGTTCCTTTCATCGCACAGTATCTTAATAGAAGTCTGCACTCCTGTCCTTCATACAGGCAATCGTACCAACCGGTCTTAGTCGGGAAGCCATCGTTCCATCTCTCTTCGATTACATCATCCGCCGTATGGGTCATTGTAGTTACCTCTCATCCAAGCCTTCTTCCTGTTGGACTTGGTTCCCTTGTCTCCATGAACCTTGTTGTGACACTTGCGGCACAGGCTCACGAGGTTGCTATCGACCAACCCAAGTGATGGGTCGTCTTCGTATTCTATAATATGATGTACCAGCTCCGCCTCGGTCAGTCTTCCATACCGTTTGCATATCTGGCACTGGTATCCATCTCTTCTTAATATCTTCTTTTGTTTAGCTTTCCACTTACCTGAACTGTAGAATTCCTCTTTATCCACATTCTCACCTCAATTCATCCACCAATATAGGAGCCGCGCTTGGCAGCTCCTATTCGGGAGAGGGAATAACTTGGGGGTTGGAGGTAACTCCATCGGTCCTCAATGGTGGATGAGTGTTGAGACCAAGTGGGGATTTCTTAGCCTCACACCCTTAACCACTTGCATGGTAACATGAGTCTAACTGTAATTAACTGTAATCTTATTTCCGGTCCATCTGACCAGATTCGGACAGCAACCAGTCAGCGCTCACATCCAGGACGTCACAGAGCTCTTGCAGCCGACCAATGTTCATACAGGTCTTACCATGTAGGTAGCCGTACATGTTGGCTGGATAGATGTCCAACTCATCTGCTACCTGTTCTCCTGTCAT